GATGTCAAAAAAAATACGAAAAAGATGGTTATATTTGCATTATTGAAAAGAAAAATTGAATAAAGCCGACATCATATTGGAACTATCCAAAGCCGATTGGTTGAGGAAAGCAACCAAGAACATTGCGAAAAACAATGAGTTGGCAAGGGAGTTGTATCAATTTTACTTTTTAACTATCCTTGAGAAACCTGATGAGCAAATCGAGAAAATATACAGAGACGGATACATCCAGTTTTGGTCAATCCGTCTTTTATACCTTTGTATCAACGGCAACCGGCATCCCTTTGGCGAATCAAGAATATATGATCAACACGATGTGTACGAGCTTGACTTCGCTGAAGAAATTGACTTACTGGATGAGAGGGAACAAGCCGAAGGAATTGAACTTGAACGAATCAACAAAATAAACCAAGTAACAGAATCAGCATATTTTTATGAACGAGAACTTTTTAAACTATGGTGTTCAGGAATGTCAGCAAGGGCAATCCATAGAAAGACCGACATCTCCGTTCGTGAAGTGCTGCGAGTAATTAAACTAATGAAAGACCGATGCACACAGAAATAATTGGAATTGCTTGTTTGGCAATCATCATCGTAAACTTTGGCAAACCAGCCGATCTATTAAAACGCTATCTCTACGGTAGTGACTATTCCAAATGGAAGCGAATGAAACCCCTTGACTGTGCTTTTTGTTTGTCGTGGTGGTTGGGTTTGTCCTTTTTCTTGTATACCTATGGTTGGGTTGGGATACTTTATGCATCCATTGCCACCGTGATTGTCGCACTATTAGAAACAAAACTATGAGCAACATTGAATTTATACTATCACTCCAACCGTTGTACGACAACTGGAAGAAAACACAAGTATTCGCACCATCACCAGAACAAGGGGCAATCCTGAACAATGTCCACCGTGAAATCTTCGGAAGGAACTTGCCTAATTGCAGTACTTGTGTGACCGAAGCATTGCACTCGCTTTTGATATGGGCAAACCAACAACAAGAAGCCATCACCAAAGCACAACTTGCCGATGATGAGCAGAAACCAAAGAGGAGGAGAAAGAATGAAAGCAATCCTTGAGTTTGACTTAACTGAAGAAAGAGCGGAATTTGATATGGCAGTCAACGGATACAAATTCTCGTTGGTTGCTTACTATTTAGACCAGCACTTGAGAGGATTAATCAAGTATGCACCGGATAACCAAAGCGAGGATACTTACAAAGCATTGCAAGAGACAAGAGACAAACTCCACGAACTGCTGAATGAGTACAATCTTGAGGTATGAAGAAACACACAATGGTATATTTCAAACACTTTGGCTATGACATCAGCTCATTCATAGATTGTGAGGTATGTGGTAGGGTTGGCAACGACCTTCATCATATTGAAGCAAGGGGAATGGGAGGTACAAAAACAAAGGATGTCATTGAAAACCTAATGTGTTTGTGCAGAGAATGTCACATCAAATATGGTGACAAGAAACAATACAAGGACTTCTTGAAAGAGAAACACAAAGAGAAATTGAACCTGCGATAAATCTGCGATAAAATGCCAAATAACCCTAAAGCGTTAGAAAACCTAAAGAACTTCAACAAGGGTGAAGATGAGAGAAGGTATATGGAAGGTAGACCAAAGAAACTCATCACACAAATGAAGGAGATTGGATACACCAAATCCCAAGTTGAAGACACGATGTTGTCTATGTTGTCGCTATCACGGAAAGAACTGGAGAAGATAGACCGAGGGGATGAGTACACGATAATGGAACGCACGATTGCCGGTGCATTGCTGAAAGGTCACGACAAGAACTCCCTGTTCAACTTGGAGATGTTGTTGACACGATCACAAGGCAAACCAAAAGAAACGATTGACCAAACGATAGAAAGTAAAAATTTCACAATAACTTTGAATTTAGATGAGAGCAAGTTGGAGAGGTGATGACAAATTACCACCACAAGATGAAGACATCCAAGTCGTTTACACTACGGATGCGAGAATAACTTTGGCGAGGTACTTCGATGACCTGTGGGTTGATGAGTACACGAATGCAATTATTGATGTGGCATATTGGATGCCTATCCCAGTAACCCCGAACGAATGACACCTGAAGAGAAAGCATTGCAACTCAAGGAGAGTTTTGGCAACGGATTAACCACAAGAGATTGTGCGTTGATTTGCATTGATGAAATACTGGAAGCCTTGTCGTATAACTCGTGGCAAAATAGGAATGAGATAATTTTCTTTGTTGGTGTAAAAAAACAACTGCAGGAACTATGAGAGTAATCCAGTCGGGACATCTTGGTGATTTGATCTATTCACTCACGGCAACCAAGCGAGTTGCAGAGTTACACGGTGCGGTAGATTTCCACATCGGATTCCGTGAGCAGAATACTGTTTCCGGTCATCCAAGCGGTGGATACTGTATGAACCTAAACTCATATGAATATATCAAACCATTGCTTGAGCATCAATCGTACATTAGAAGGGTTGAGATGCACTCGCACATTGATATGGGGTATGACTTTGATAAGTTCAGGCGTCACGGATTGAATCTCGCTGCTGGTGATTTGAGACGGAATCACTTTCTTGTCTATCCCGAATTGATCACCGACCTTCACGAACCTTGCATTGAAGCCAGTGAACCGATTCCATACTTTGCGGACAAGATTCTCTTGAACTTCTCTGCTCGTTATCGCAACCACGACATCAACTATTTCCCACTCAAGGAACACAAGTGCGTTTTCTTTGGCTACGAATCCGAATACATTGCATTCACAGAGAGATGGCAGTTGGATTGTGAACTATTAAAATGTCAGGATGCTTTGATGTTGGCAACCATTGTCGGCAGTTGTAAGGCGTTCATTGGGAATCAGTCAAGCACCTACGCAATCGCAGAGCAAATGAAAGTGAAACGATTGCTTGAGGTATGTGTTCACTCACCGAATGTTATTCCTGTAAACAATGGCTTTGACTATCTAACGAATCAAGGCTTTAATTACTTACTTAATACCCTATGAAACTATTAATACTAACAGACGGAATCAATGGTGTGGTGTACCATCGCATTTACGCACCACATTTGAGAATGCAAATAAACGGAGAAGCGGTGGTTGATGTCTGCCAATCACAAGCCGAATGGATGACGGTTGACCTTACACCCTACGATGTGATTGTTTTCTCACGATGGCTTGGTAAGAACCAGTACGATGTTTTGAAACGAATCACGGATGCCGGGAAGCCTTATGTGATAGATGTGGATGATTATTGGGTACTTCCAAAATACAATCCAGCATACTGGGCATATCGCAAAGGTATCAAGAACTCCATCAAAGATGCCATCAACTATGCGGATGCCGTATTCTGCACCACTCAAAAACTCGCCAATGAAGTGAGGACAATCAACGAGAATGTCTACATTGTGCCAAACTGTTTGGATACATCTCACAACCAATGGAAGCAACCAAAGGAGAAGAACGAGAGAGTGAAAATTGGTTGGGTTGGTGGAATCACACACGAGGAGGATTTGAAGCTCATTGCCGATGACATTAATTCAATGGATGTGGATTTCTACATTTGCGGATACACTCCAAGTGATCATTGGAATAACATCGTGAAACTGATTCCCAAAGCCAACATCGTTCAAGGTACTTCGGTGTTTGAATACGGTGAGGTTTACAAGCACTTTGATTTTGTACTTGCACCCCTTCAGGACAACCACTTCAACAACTGCAAATCGGAGTTGAAGATTGTGGAAGCCGCTGCCTATTCTATCCCCATTATCTGTTCAGCAGTTTACCCGTACTTATACCATACCGGAAATGATGGCGTGATCTTCGCAACCCAAAATAACTGGAAAGCATCCATTGAGAAATTGATTGATGCTGGTCATTCTGTGAGACGGTCAATGGGCGAATCAAATCGCATCTATTGTGAGACCTATCACAACCTTGAACTGCACAACCTTACACGATTGAGTGTATACCAAAGTTTATGCAAATAACCTATCAAAGACCATATGTCACGAGTTACCAAAAGGACATCCTTGATTGTGATGCTCGTTTTACCATTACTGCTGCGTCTACCAAGACGGGGAAGACGGCATCTCACATCATATGGTTATTTGAACAAGCGTTGAAGTGCAAGGACAATCAATCTGTTTGGTGGGTTGCACCGGTATACCAACAAGCGGAGATAGCATTCCGAAGGATGAAGTCACAAGTGACCGACAAGAACTTCTTCATCAGTAACGAAACCAAACTTTTACTCACTCTTCCAACGGGTGCAAGGATAGAATTCAAATCAGGTGAGAAGCCAGACAACTTGTATGGTGATGATGTGTATGCTGCCGTGATTGATGAGGCATCTCGTATGCGTGAGGAGAGTTGGTATGCTATGCGTTCAACCCTAACTGCCACACAAGGCAAGTGCAAACTGATTGGGAACGTCAAAGGAAAGAAGAATTGGTTCTATAAGTTGGGCGAAAGAGCGAGAAGCGGGGAGAATGAATATAAGTATTTCAAGATAACGGCATATGATGCGGTCAAAGAAGGGATTCTCAAACTTGAGGAGGTTGAACAAGCCAAACGAGATCTCCCACTTCACGTTTTCAACGAGTTGTATTTGGCAGAACCAGCCGATGACAAGACAAACCCATTTGGAATTGATGCCATCCGTAGTTGCTACAAGCCGGTTACCAACAAAAGTGTTGTGGCTTGGGGAATAGATTTGGCAAAGTATTCGGATTACACCGTCATAGTTGGTTTGGATGCTATGAACTGCGTTGCATATGTAGACCGATTCCAAGCGGATTGGTCGCAAACATTGGCAAAGATTACGACATTGATAGGTGTGATTCCTGCATTCGTGGATTCAACTGGTGTGGGTGATCCTATCGTTGAGCAATTGCAACGAAGCCATCCCCGAATCAAAGGGTTCAAGTTCACATCACAGAGCAAACAACAACTGATTGAAGGGTTGGTCATCAGCGTACAAAATAGGGAGGTGTATTTCCCTGAAGAACCCATCGGAAGTGAGATGGAGAACTTTGAATTTGAATACACAAGAACGGGTGTGAGGTATACCGCACCACAAGGGTTGCACGATGACTGCGTGATGGCTTTGGCTTTGGCAGTTGACTGCAAGAAACACAACAGACCGGGAACTTTTTATTTTGCTTAAACCGTTACAAATTGAAACGCTATGAACTGGAACAACATAACCATCCACCAACTGCAAGAGATTCACTCTTGTCGTGATATGTCCAACATTGAACGGACAATGAACATCCTTGCCATCGTTAACCATTGGTCAATGGACAAGGTTGAATCAATGCCGATTGATGACCTTACAAGAGAGTTTAAGAAGTTGGAGTTCTTGAATGAGCTTCCAAACCGTCCTGTGCAATTTATGTTCAAGCACAAAGGCAGATATTTCCGATTGGCAAAAACACCTAATGAGATTTGTGGACACCACTTCATTGAACTCCAGCAAGTGTTCAACGGTGATACGATTGAAAGCCTTCACAAGATAATGGCTTTACTTG